TGGAACGCAGGAGATACTAGAACCTGAAAATGTTGTGCATTTCAAATACCCGACTCCATTGGATGATTACTTTGGAACAAGCCCAGTCAAAAGCGCGACTGTTAGAATAGACACAGAAAAATATGCAGGAGAATATCAACGCGACTTCTTTTTGAATAACGCCAGGCCAGATGGAATTATCAAAGCAAACACCGGATATAATTTAGATAAAGAATCCAAAGACGAAATCAGGGAGGAATTTGAAAAACGACACAAAGGAGTAGGCAAGAATAGCAAGCTGGCCATAGTAGAGGGAGATATCGATTATCAGCAAGTTAGCATAAGCCAGAGGGAAATGGATTATATAGAATCATTGAAATTTACTAGAGATGACATACTGGTAGCGTTTGGAGTACCAAAGGCAATCGTGGCCATAACAGATGACGTCAATCGGGCCAATGCAGAAACATCGATGTATATATTCCTAAGCGAAGTAATCAAGCCAGAGATATCAATGCTAACAGAAAAGATAAATGAAGAATTAATAAAACCAGACTTCGGCGATAACTTATTTATTGATTACGACGATCCAACACCAGAGAACAGAGAGCAAACAATTACTGAATACGAAAAAGGAATTACAAACAAATATCTGCTCGTTAATGAAATAAGAGCAAAAGAGAACCTAGAGCCAATCGATGGAGGGTGGTCTATTTATAGACCATTAAGTGACGTACCGTCTGGTGGATTAAGCAAAGGAAATCAATCAAAGTTTATTAAAGAATGGGTTGATAGGAAGAAAATAGAAATGGAAGATCATAAACTTAAAGTATTCAGAGGACGGGATATTCTATTGAAGAAATTTCAACTTAAGGAAGAGTTGGTAAAGGAGCTTAAAAAAACATTTAAGAAGAGAACGGTAAGTGAAAAAACAAAAGACATCAAAAAGAATAACGCCAAAAAAGAAGTAACGCCATTAATTAAAAGTGAGATCAGAGAGAAGTATACAGAACTAATAATAAAACAAATAAATCAACGCGCCGAGATATTAAAGACGGCAATGAATGGAATAGTACAAAAGCAAGGCGATGAATTAATCGCAATGTTAAGTAAGCGCGATCTAACAAAAGCAATCGGCAAAGAAACAAATAAATCAATAAGTGATTTTTATAAAGGTCAAGAACCAGTATTCGCAGAGTTCGTATTGCCATTTATAGATGAGTTCACTCGAACGGCAGGAACAGAGGCAATGGCCATGGTAAACCCAGACAAAGGATTTATAATGACAGAGGCAATTCGAAAGACATTAGAAAAGAGAGCAGAAGAATTCGGACTAGGAGTTAATAAGACAACAAGAGAAAAGATAACTAAGACGATCAATGAGGGATTAGTGGAGGGAGAGAGCATGATAAAGATAAGCGACAGAATTAATTCAACATACGAAGAGTTCCCAACATGGAGATCAGATTTAATTTCACGAACAGAATCAACAGCCGCTAACAACGAGGGATTTATAGAAGCATACAAACAAAGCGATGTAGCCACGCATAAGGAATGGATAGCAACCATGGACGACAGGACAAGACCAGCACACCAAGAAATGAATGGACAGATCGTACCAGTTGGAAAAGAATTCTCAAATGGGTTAATGTATCCACAAGAACCAAACTGCCGATGTGTGATAGGACCCGCATTTGAAAAATAACTATACTTGACATATAAATAATGCTATAATAAATATATGACTAAAATAGACAAAAATAAAATATTGAAAACGAGCATGATTTTCAAAGTCAAAGAAGTTGATGATGAGAAATACATTATCAAAGGAATTTTCTCGACTGGAGGAGAAGACAGGCATGGAGAAATTATAGATCAAGCAGGATGGGATACTAAAGACTACATGACAAATCCTGTGATTCTATTTGCACATGATCAGTGGACACCGGCAATCGGGAAAGCAGTAGAACTAGGAGTAGATGGAAATGGAAACTTAGCCGGAGCAATACAATTTGCCGCTGAAGAATTTGAATTGGCAAAGACAATATTCAATTTATATAAGAATGGATTCATGAGAGCATTCTCGGTTGGATTCATGAATAACAAATACGAAGTAAACGAGGATGACGAAACATTAACATTAAAAGAAAATACATTATACGAAATCAGCTGTGTAAATGTACCTGCGAACGCAATGGCATTGGCCAACTCAAAAGGAATAGATACGAAATCAATCAAGCAAGCGATCAAGAAATCGATGAAGCAAGCACGAGATAAGAGAATGGGCAAGAAAATAGAAAAGGATGAGATTGAATTATCAGATGGTACGATTGAAAAAATCAGTAACAATTTATATAAAAAACTTCAAGAAACAATAAGCGCCGATGATGTCGTGAAAAAGACTAAGGTCGAAACCCCTACCGACAAGGGCGGTGTCAAGAATAAATATTCCAATAGGAAGATTAACTTGGCAATTAGACAGTTAGTAGAAGAGAAACGTAAAAAATTAATTAACAACAAATAAATACATGAATATAGCAAAATTGATAGCCAAATTCGTCAAAGATGGATTTGAAGCGCTAAAGGATGATGAGAAGAAGTTATTGAAAGATAACGTCAGTTTGATGTCACCATCCCAACGCGAGAAGTTTGAATCAGCAACCAAGGAAGTCGATCCAGAAGAAGTTGAAGAAGAAGAAGAAACTAAAGAAGTTGAAGAAGAAGAAGAAGAAGAGGGAGATGAAGAAGTCGATGAAAAAGCTTTGAAGTCAATGATTTCAGAAAGTGTTCAAGATGAAATCGGCGAACAGGTTGATAAGATTTCTGAAAAGTTAGTTTCAAAATTCTTTAATGGAGCAAAGGATCAACGAAAGAAAGTCCTCGATACAGGAGAAAAGAAAGACACAAGCGGAAACGAATCCACTAGAGAATTCATGAAAGCCTTATTGGGAAAAGATACAAAGGCATTGAAAGCAATGCAGACTAAGACAACAACTTATAACTACACAGGCGATGACGCTAGAGGTGGTTATTTAGTACCAGAAGAGTTGCAAGCAGAAGTATTGAGAATCGCTGAAGCTGAATATGGTATCGCAAGACGTGAATTCACATACTTGCCATTCAGTGGACCTGGAAACGAACGCAAGATTCCAACACTAGCATCAAGCGTATCAGTTAGTTGGGTGAACGAAGCAGGATCAAAGCCAGGAACTAACCCAACATTCGGATTAGTTACACAAACGCTCAAGAAGTTAGCCGCAATTATTCCATTTACAGAAGAGATCCTAGAAGATAGCGTAATCAACTTGACTCAATTAGTAGCAACACTATTCGCAGAAGCCGTGTCCAAAGAAGAAGACGTTCAATTCCTATATGGAACAGGAGCGCCATGGACAGGTATTCTAAACAACGGCTCAGTTGAAACAGTATCGCTAGGAATAGCTGAGGGAGTATCAGACGTCACATTTGAAAAGCTTATTGATATGCAAGACGAATGTGCCTCTGGAGCATTAGCCGGAGCCAAGTACTACATGAACCGAACCATTTATAGTTACCTAAGGAAGTTAAGAGCAGACGCAGTATCAGCAAGCGATGGAAAGGGAATGTTTTTATTGCCTCCTAACAAAAAGAGCATTGAGGATATACTAGATTATCCAATCGAACTATCCGATGCCCTACCAGACAAGACATTAGCCGGAGCAGACAAGCCATTCGTTATATTTGGAAACCTAAAGCTAGCCGCAATATTTGGAGACAAACAGCAAATCAGAGCTAAGCTATTAGATCAAGCCACAATTACCGATGGAGATGGACAAACGACTATCAACCTAGCAGAGGAAGATATGATCGCACTTAGATTGGAAGAGCGTGTAGGTTATGTATTAGCACTACCTACAGCAATTGTAGTTCTTAAGACAGGCGCCTCATCCTAGACTAGGCGCATAGAATAGGAGGGAGAACGATCTCCCTCCTGAAAGGTCGAGTGATAAAATAAAAAAATAATTAAACTTAAACTTATGGCCGCAACAGTACAAATAAACGAATTTAATACCGTAAGCGAAACTAAGACAGCGAACATCACTAATTCCAATATGGGATCAACTGATGCTGTTAACTTAGTAGCTGCGACTTATCCAGTTGTACCAGGAGAAAATACATACGAGAAATACCAAAAGGTTGAAGTCACAGCAATGGGAGGATCAAGTAAAATTGATAACCTCAAGATTTGGAGAACGACTGCACTAGGTGGATCAGCCGTCCATTTGACAAATGCAAGAGAAACTTCCTATGGAGGAGCAGAATCATTCG